CCTCCGAGAAGGAGAAGAAAAACTCGCCGTCCTTGATGGCCTCGACAGACTCGGAATGGCTCTTAGGGCCGATAATATCGACCGCGCTGTCGTACTTGACATAGGTGTTAGAGGTGGTATTGGAAGCGCCGGCAGTCGCGCCGGCCACCCAGGCCACCGCCTGAGCCGCCTCGATCCGGGTGCCGTCCGTCAGCACAACGCCGTTGGTGACGTTGACGATCCCCTCGTAGTCCGCGGCAAAATGCGCGACGACGGCCGTGCGATACTTGCCGGCGTCCTCGCGCAGATACTTGATTTTGGTCTTGATGGCCTCCTGGATAGAGGGGACCATATCGCCGTCCTCGCCGTTGGGGGCCATGGGGAAGGCCAGCGTATTCCAGGACCGCGCCTCGGTGGCGTCCAGGAACTCGGTCATGTCCGCGACGGTAGCCTCGCCGGTCGTGCCGTCTTTGAGCTGGGTCTTGGCTGTTGCGGTCAGGGCCCCGGCGCCGGAGAAGGTGATCCACGCGCCGCTGTCGGCCTCGATCAGCTCCTCCACGGTCTCGACGCCCTCGACGGTCTCCAGCTCCACGACGCCGAGATACTTGGTGACGTCGAAGCCGCCCAGGGGATTCTCGGTGACGGCAAAGGAAAGCTCGTTGCCATGAGCGCCGCCGTACTGGGCCGTGCCGGTCAGGGGATCGGCGGTAGCCGCCGCGGGCTTGCCCTGGCGGGGGATATAGACGATGATCTTCTTGGCCTTCTTGAAGCACTCCTTTAGGAGGAGCATGTTGGGGTGGTTGTCATAGACGCTGTACCCCAGCTTCTCGCGGCTGGCGTCCGGGGAAGAGTTTTCCAGGGTGATGAACTCGCCCGCAGGGCCGTAGTCGTGATTGATAAGGGGCATGATGACGGTGCCGCGCTCCGCGATAGGGATCACGTCGCGGCGGGGGCTCTCGGAGCTGATATAGGTGCCGGGCCGAACTTTGCCCGACAGCCGATTAAACGTACCGCCGGCCATAGCTTACTTGCCCTCCTTCCCGGTCTTGGGGCGCTGAATAGGCGCGTCCTTCCAAACCTTGATAATGTCGCCCATCTCGGCGACGGTAAACTTCTCCTCCGGCTTATAGCCGACGGTCGCCCCGTCAAAGGTGCTCGTACTGACGCCGTACAGCTTGCGGCAGTCACGCCGCAGACGGGCCAGAGGGTACTTGACAGGAGCGGGAACCGGAGCGGCGGCCGCGCCGCTCGGCTTGCTGGTGTTTGCCATGTAGCTCTACCTCCTTGCGTTACCCGTCCGCGGTCTCTTCGGGCCGCGTCTCGGGGTCGTTGATATTCAGGATATATTGCAGCATTTTGGGCGCGTCCTCCTCGTAATACGGACGCCTGCTGGACCAATGGAGCACGAGCCCGGCCACGCCGGGTACGCCTTCTTTATCCAGGTCCTTTACCTCGGGGTCCTTTAAGCGGAGGCCCTTTCCTATCGGTTTGCCGTCCTCGCCGATCAGAGGTACGACGCGGCGGTAAGTCTCCAAAACATGCGCCACGTTTGCCGCAATCGCATGGGCTCGGGAATTGTCGTAGGCGAAAACGGGAATCGTCCAGGAGTAGTCGAAACGGAAGCTCTGGAGCGTATCGCCGAACGCCTCGAACTCGGGCGGGGGAAAGAAAAACGACGGGATCGCGAAGTCCTGGGGCATGTTGAAGTAATAGGGCGAAACGCCCTTCGCGGTCCCGAGAATAAAATGGATAATGCTCGCAATTTCCTGGTCGATCACTGGACCGCCTCCTCTCATTCAGCGGAACTCCGCAAAATAGGTGTCGAGCCATTGCTGGAGCTTGGCCTCGAGCAAGTTGGGGTACATCCTCTCGATGATCCGCAAAGCGCTGTCCCAATAGGGCTTGCCGCGTATAAACTGCTGCTTGAGGACCATACCCTCTTTGGCGTTCGGGTCGTAGATGAACCGATCGCCGATCCATTTGCCGGGAATGAACCGGGAGGCCACGCCGTCGGGGTTGGCCTTGTGCCCGTCGTTCACCCATTTGGCATACTTTACGTTGGTCCCGACTTCGAGGCTCAGGTCGCCGTCGCTCAGGAGCCACACCCCGTCCTGGCCGCCCTTCTCGAAGGAGGCCAGAAGGAGACGGGTGTCCATGACTTGGCGGCGGATGATCTCGTCTTGCAGGACACGAAGGAACTCATTGCCGAGCCCCTCGACGAAATTCGCCAGCTCTTTGCGAAAATCGCCGTTTGACGCAGACTTGAGCCGCGCAAAAAAGCGCCGGAAGTCGGAAACGTCAAGCTCGATGTTCCGGCTCATAGCGCTCTTTGTGCAGTCGTGCGGTGAAGCTGTACCGCGATATGGTGATCTCGGATATTGCGGGGAACGCCCGCGGTATACTCCACGCCGGTCGTCAGGTCGACGATCTTGTCGTTGATCCGCACGTCGGTCCAAGCGGGCAGAGACAGCTTTTCGGAGCCGTCCATATCGGTGTGCGGGCTTTGCTCTTTGAACGACGGAGAGAAGCCCTTAACGTGGAAATGACAGGCGACGCCGGCGAGGTCCGGGTCCGCGTCATACTTGAACTCCGGCGCGGCCGGAAGGCCGAACCCCGGCGACTTCCCTTCACTGCGCAGGTGGAAGATATTGCAGGTATGGTCGAAAAAGTTTTCGATTGCCATAGCGCGCCGCCCCCTTTACAGCTTCCGCAGCTTCATTGTGACGCCACCTTTCGGAGTCGTTACAACGAAGGCGTCAAGAAGAGGACGCAAATCAAGCAAGTCGATCAGCGTCCCCTCCGCCGCGGTATAGGAATAGTCGTCGTAAGTCTCCGACTTCATCATGCCGCCGGTCTTGGCCTTAAAGCCGTAGTGCTCGGCCAGAAGGATCACCGCCGTCTTGACAGGCACCGGGACTTCCGGGAACTTCTCGTTGTCAGCAAAGTCGTTCTTGGTGTAGGCGATCACATACTGCTCGGCGCGGGTAATATCGACCGCGAGCTTGGCGTCCGTCCGCGCCTTCACACTGGCTCGGTCGGTATAGTCCCGAACGTCGTCAGGCGTCGCCCAGGGGCGCTTTGCCATGTCGGTCTCCTCCTTACTCCCGCTCGGCCAAAGCCTTCCGAATATCCTCCCGGATCACCTCGGCCCCGGTGCCGGCGGGCCAGTTGCCGGAGATACCGTGCTTCTTGGCGTACTCGCGCAGCTTGGTCACGCCCATGGTGTCGATCAGCTCGACCGCGCCGCCCTCGCCGTCGCCGTCGCCGTCGTCATGGTCCTCGTCGTCGCCATGGCTCTCACCGAAGCCCTGCTCGAAGAGGTCCGTCTGATTGGGATCGACCTCAACGCCCTTTGCGGTCTTATCCTCCTCGAAGTAGCCGGTCGCAATCAGCGCGTCGGCCTGAGCATCGTCCTCGACGGTCACATTGGGCGCGGCCTTAGTAGCCGTAACGCCGCGGCCGGAATAGGACAGGCCGCGCTTGAGTCTCAAATGCTTCATACGGCACTCCTTTCTCAGGTCAGAGCGTTCAGGTTGGTGACGATAGCGGCGGCGTCCAGCTCCTCGACGATGGCGTCAAAGTCGAAGTGGATCACATAGAAACGCTTATCCTGCATGACGGCCTCCTTGCCCTCGGTCGTCTTGCGAATCTTCATGTCATAGGTGTTCACCACGATCAGGTTCCTGGGATCGACCAGAAGCAGCTTGTCGTCGGGCATGGCGGGCGCGGCGACGGCGGGGATAGAGCAGGGATTCTCGACGCGCCGGTCGCTGATGATACCGCCCACGGTGACAGCCTTGTCCAGGATATACCGCTCCCACTCCTGCTGGCGGTGGGGGCTCATGATCCAGCGCAGACGGCCGTTATTATACTTGTTGGGAAGGGACCGCAGCGCCTTATAGAACACGTCCAGGGACATGGCGGCGCCGGCGTGGTCGACCACATGGCCGCCCATGGCGATCTGCTTCACCCAGCCGTCATTGAGCTTCAGAAAGTCGTAGTCAGGATCGGTGGACTCGGTGGCGGTGTCGCCATTGAGGCACAGGTCCTCCTGGTCGATACCGACCTGGCGGGTCATGAGGTTGGTGATCGTGGCCTCCAGGCCCTGGCCCTCGATGTTCTCACGCAGAGTCTCCTCGGTGATCTCCCAGGGCAGACGGACCGCGACCGTCTGATAGTCGACCTGCCCGAAGGTGGGCTTGGCGCGATAACCGTCGTCGGTGTCCTCGGTCTTGCCGCGGAGAATGCGGCCGGCGATACCGATCTTGTCGACCTCGCCGGACCGGGCCCGGCGCATTTCGTGCCGCACAAGCTGGGTCAGGGGCGTGGCCTCCATAGCCTGCCGCATAAACTGCCGGCTCTGCTCAGGGTTGAGAAGGCCGGAGCTCACGCCGGTAGTAGTCAGCGCGCCGGCGGCCTTGCGGATAATACCGCGAGTGGAAATAGGCATTACATTTTCCTCCTTTGTCGTTTCTCTGCCGGCCCTTACAGGAGGCCGTGCAGGTAGTGCTCCTGGCTCTTGGCAACCTGCCCCTCGTTATTGAGGTTCTGGGGCAGACTGAACGCTTTGAGCATGGGGGCCAGCGCGTCGGTAACGATCTGCTGGACCTCGCCCTTGGTAACGGGGGCGTCGGGGTCAGCGGCCTCCTCGATCAGCCCGGCCTCGATCAGGGTTTTCTTGACGGCGGCCTCCGCGGCCTTAGCGACCATAGCCTCCAGGTCGGCGCCCTCCTGAACCTGCGCGGCCGGAACTGCGGGCTCGGTAGCCTTCTCGATGGGAGTAGCCGACTGGGGCGCAGGAGTCTCCTGCGGAGCAGGCGCGGCCTTGATAACGCCGGCCTCAGTCAGGGCCTTCACGACGGTCGCACTGACCTCGGCCTGAATCTCTGCTTTAGTCATACTGTTTTCCTCCTTTTTCTTGGTGTCGTCCTCCGGCTCTTCCGGGTCCTCGTCGAACGCGGTTTTGAAGTCGGAAAGTGCCTGACAAATCTCGTCCAGTTTCGCCTTGTTGGCGCCGGACATTTTCTTGCCCGCTTTACAGACGGGCAGCTCGACCGCCTTGACCACGGCGTCGCCGCTCAGGGTCATAACGTCGGTCAAAATGCGGTTGAAGTCGGCAAGCGCCTCATGCACCTTGTCGGGGCTCACGGTGTTGGTATAGACGCCGTCCCGATACTCGTAGTGATAGAGGAGCACGTCCTCCAGAGCGTAGACCGCATTCCAGAACGCCGAATTGCGGGCGCTCTCGTTGTAGCGGTCCAGGACTTCGCCCTTCTCTACCACCTCGAAGCCGAAAAACTTGGCAAGTTTCTTGAAGAAGCCGCGCTCTTCGGTCTCGACGGTTTTGGTCACGTCGTCAAGCTGAACATCCTGCTCGCTGTACTTACCGACGCCGCCCATAGAGAAGCCGGTCAGCTCGCCCTTTTGGACGGCCTGCCATACCTCGTCGTTGGCGCACTCCACCGTGATGATCCACGTGCCCTTAACGACCGGAGTCTCGCCGATGGTCATGTCGCAGGGCGCGACATAATTCTCGACGACGGAAAGGCCCTCGGCTTTCTCAAAACTATGCTGAATATCCACCTTGTCCCCGTTCTTGGCGAACCAGTACGCAGCCTTGCGAATTTCAGGCTCAGTCATGAAATTGCCGTGGGCGTCCTCGGCCAGAGGCTCGTAGGCGATCCCGGTGATATAGTGCGTGGAATCGTCCACCTTGACGATCTTGGCGGTGGTGGAGAACTGCGCGCAACCGTTCTCCTGCTTGGTCACAAGGAATTGGCGCTTGTTTGCCGCCTTGTCGACCAAAGACATAAACTGAATTTTGGCGTCAGAGATTTCGATTGCTTTCTGAACCTTGCTCACCTGTTTCACCTCCTTTGCGGTGTGGGCGCATATCGCCGCGCCCTGCGAGATACTTGGATCACCTCCTCAGCCGTAGGCCTGCCGCTTCCTCAAACATCGCACCTCCTTTGCTCGTTAATCTAAAAGGCCTCCCAGGAGCTCCATATCGCGTCCGGGGTCTCAGTAGTATAAACACCAGGGCCCCAGGCC